GAATACTATGTTCAATCTGTTAATATTCCTGGTCTATCATTTACCAATATCAATGTTGGTGCAGGTGTTGGTTTAGATGCCAAATTTCCAGGTGATAAGATAGAGTTTGGTAAACTAACAGTTAAGTTCTTAGTAGATGAAGATTTAGAAAACTTCAAAGAAGTATATCAATGGATGAATGCAATTGTTCCTATCAAAGACCCAGCAGATTTTGGTGCATATGTTGGCACAACAAGAACTGCAACAGGAACATTGAGTGGTATAGATAATGATATGAATCAATATTCTGATATCACATTAGTTACAAATACAAACAAGAACATACCAAATAAGTTCTTTAGATTCCATGACTGTTTCCCTGTATCATTGGGAGAGTTGGAATTGATTTCAGGTGGTGATAGTGAACCTGTTACATGTCAGGTTGAGTTCGAATTCTCATACTATGACATAGAATCCTCTTCTTAAATCCCCTTATAAATACTAGTATATTATGATATAATGGTCGTATATGACTTTAGATGAAATAAAATTGATGTGGAAAGAAGACTGTATTGTCGATGATATAGAACTCGACAAATCAAGTCTCGATGTCCCTAAACTACATGCAAAGTATTCAGAACTACTTACTGATACTTTGGTCAAACTCAAACAAGTTCAGTTTCAATATAATCTAATTCTAAAAGATAAATGGTTATGGTATAACGGAAAGTTAGACAAAGAAACTATAGATAAACATGGTTGGAAAGATGACCCATTTGATGGTATGAGAGTAATGAAAGCAGATATGCATTACTTCTTTAACTCAGATGAAGACTTAACCAAATTAAAAGCAAGAGAAGATTTACTTAAAATACAAATGGACTTTCTCAAAGAGTGTATGCAAAACATCACTTGGAGACACCAAACGATTAAGAATACAATCGATTGGAGAAAGTTTATGGCAGGACAATAATGCAATTACTAAATTACCTTTATGGTTTACCAGGTTATTTTACAGAAGAAGAGTGTAATACTCTAATAGACATCGCAAATAATTCTAAGATAGATGAGGGTAAAGTTGGTGATGTTTCGAATAAACAGAACGATGGTAATATTGTAGATGAAGTAAGGTCATCTTCAATTGTATGGTTTCACGAAGGCATGATGCCTGCACATCTTGAACAAAAGATTGAAACTGCAATGCAAGAATGTTTAAGAGAAACTAATTGGAATTTTCAAATATCATATAGACAAGCATATCAATATACAATATACAATGCACCAGAAATCACAAAGAAAAAGAAAGGTGATTTCTATACTTGGCACCAAGATTCAGGTCCTAAACTAAACGAAGACGGACAATTAAGAAAGTTAAGTTTCACATTACAATTATCTAATCCAGATGATTATGAGGGTGGTTACTTTCAATGGTTAGAACCAGACCATGCATTCGATAGAATGTTAGACAATGCAACTATTGATATGACTGATGCTATCAAAACTTTACCATATTCTGTTAAAGAAAAGGGTTCAATCTTTTTCTTTCCTTCATTCGTTCATCATCAAGTAACACCTGTTACAAGAGGACAAAGAAAATCTTTTGTCGGTTGGTGTGTGGGCAATCAGTATGTCTAATATAGTAAGAGTTTCGAAAATAGATGAAGTCTTTTTAAAAGTTCATTGTGATGATGGTCTTGCAAGAGACTTATATGATTTCTTTTCGTTTACAGTTCCAAATGCAAAGTTCATGCCGTCTTACAGAAACAAATTTTGGGATGGTAAAGTTAGATTATTCTCAATCAAAACAAATAAGATTTACATAGGTCTTTTACCTTACATCGATGAATTCTGTAAAGAAAGAGGGTTTGAATTCGAAGGAGTTACAGATGTATTAGGTGAAAAAGAAAGGCAACCAGATTTAGATACCTTTGTCAAGTCGCTTGACTTACCATTTGAACCTCGTGGATATCAATTAGAAGCATTAAAATCCAGTATTCAGTATGGAAGACAACTACTCTTATCCCCAACTGCAAGTGGTAAATCTCTTATCATCTATATGTTGGCAAGATACTACAACAAGAAAACAATTATTATAGTGCCTACTACATCACTTGTAGAACAAATGACAAAAGACTTTATAGATTATGGTTATAAAGAACCAGTCTGTAAGATATATCATGGTCAAGAAGTATTCGATGCACCAATAACAGTTACAACATGGCAGAGTTTTGCAAAGGCACCTAAAGAAGTATTACAATCTTTTGATGTAGTTGTTGGTGATGAGGCACATTTATTTAAGGCACAAACACTTAAAGGTATCTTAGAAAAGATGAAGACTACTGCAATTAGAATAGGAACAACAGGAACATTAGACGGTACCGAAGTTCATAGACTACAGTTAGAGGGTCTTTTTGGTCCTGTTAAGAAAGTAGTATCATCTTCTGAACTCATAGAAGACGGCACAATTGCAAAAATTGATATACAATGTGTCATACTTCGTCATACCAAACAGAAGAAAATGTCATACCAAGATGAAATGGACTATCTAGTATCACATCAAGGTAGAAATCATTTCATAACTAATCTAGTGGGTTCATTGAAAGGAAATACACTAGTCTTGTTTCAATACATTGAGAAACATGGTCAACCACTATGGGAGATGTTCAATCCTATGGTTGCAAGAAACAAAGGAACACTACACTATGTTCATGGTGCAACTGATACTGAAGATAGAGAAGCAGTCAGAGAGATAGTAGAGAAAGGCACAAATAATGTCATACTAGCATCATACGGAACATTCTCTACAGGTGTTAATATTAAAAGAATCGATAATGTTGTATTCGCAAGTCCTTCAAAATCGAGAATACGAAATCTTCAATCTATAGGAAGAGGTCTTCGTAAAGCAGAGGGTAAAGATAGTATGAGACTATTTGATATTGCAGATGATTTGCAATGTGAAAATCATACACTAAACCACTTAAAAGAAAGGATAAATATCTATAACGAGGAAAGTTTTCCTTATGAGATACAACAATTCGATTTAAAGTAATGGCAACACCAGCAGATTTATCACCCAAACAATACGAAGTTTTAAAATTAAGAAACGGTTTAGAAGTTGTCGGTATGACAAGAGATACCGCACAAGGTATTGAAATTACTTTACCAATGGTTTGCAGACTATCATCAGGTCCAACACCGATAGAAACTCTTGCAACATTTTATCCCTATGCACCTTTGACATCAGATACAACAGTCGTAGTTCCTATTGACCATATTCTGCATAGAAACATAATGAATCAACAATACATTCCCTTTTATGATGAAGCAAGTTCTCAATGGTTAGATATGTTAGAAAACAATTCTATACCTTTAATAAACGGAACTGAAAAGAGAAAATACATAGATGGTGTTTTACAGAAACTTATCAACGAAGTTTCAAGGGAAGAAATGTATGATTATGAAGACTTCGATTTAGAGTTCGAAGAATCACTCCCACCTACAGACAAAAAGAAACTTCATTAGGTTTTATCTTTTACTAAATAAGTGCGTATAATCCTGGTATATATACTATTATACAAAATATTTATAACTTAATTTTAGGAAAACCATGTCGACAGCAACAATGTTTGCGAAGAGCATGGTGCGAAAAGCTAGAGAAGTCAACCATCAAGTTAGACCTTTAAAGAGAAAACTGTTTGACACTATCGAATTTCTAGTGCTTATGACTCTTCCATTTGTATTACCTTTTATAGTAATATACTTCTCAACCTCAATGAGGATATATTAGTGTCTAAGAAACAAGCAGAAAAACTTAGAGATACCTTGGAGATAACTACACTCGTAGCTATCTTCATGGTTTCTATTGTATCAGTATCAGGAATAACATGAGTATAGAAAGAAAAGCATTACAAGTTGTAAATCTCTCACCTAACGAATCGGTAATTGAAAAAATTGTCGAAGTTCACCCAATGAAACAAGTTGCAATAATGTCCGTTGTGCAAGTGCTTGTTTTCGGTTTTATGTTACTTGCATTCTGGACAATAGACCAATTCGTATGAAGACCTATATAATATACACAATGATAAGTCTATGTATATTTTACCTTGGAATTGGTGAAATGGACAGAATGAGTCGTGCTACCGAGTTCATCTCCACTAGTTATAGAGTTAAAGATGTTATCTCTTCCTAATGGTTCCCTAACCGGCAACATATTCATTTTATCATAGATTTTCCTCCTGTATAGGGGTTTTTTAATAAAAAGTTAAAAAAAATAAATATAAAAACCACCTTACAGGACACAGGAAATTGTGTATAATGTATACATGACAACGAAAAAACAAAACGAACACTATGTAAACAACAAAGAGTTCACCGAAGCAGTTGCCGAGTATTCAAACGGAATCAAAGAGGCAAAGGCAAACGGTACTGAACCTCCTAAAATGTCTGAATACATTGGTGAATGTATCTACAAAATTGCTACTCGTTTATCGACTAGACCCAATTTTATCAATTACACCTACAGAGACGAAATGATATGTGATGCAATCGAGAATTGTATACAATATATCGGTAACTTCAATGTAGAAAAATCAAACAATGCATTTGCATACATTACTCAAATATGTTACTATGCATTTCTCAGAAGAATCCAAAAGGAAAAGAAACAAGTCTATATCAAACAGAAGACTATCGAAGAGTCTGGTATTACTATGGATGCTTTTGAAACAATCGATGGTCAACATGACCCAAGTTTATCTAACACGAATGTCGAATGGATGCAGGAGAACATGAATCGTGTTGAATATGAACCACGCAAGTCTAAAAGAAAGACTGCGGTAAAAAAGAAAAATTTAGAAAACTTTACTGAATGAAAATAGCACTACTGAACGATACCCATGCGGGTGTCCGAGGTGATATGGAAGCAATGGCCAAATACCAAGGTCGTTTCTATGAAGAGATATTCTTCCCATACCTCGAAGAAAACGATATCAAACATATTATTCACTTAGGTGATTACTTCGATAGAAGAAAATATGTTAACTTTGCCAGTCTAAAGGCAAACAGAGAACACTTCATTGAACCATTAATAGAGAAAGGTATCTCTATGGACTTGATTATAGGTAATCACGACACTTATTATAAGTCTACAAATGATGTCAATGCACCACAACTTTTACTATTCAATGAGGCAAACATAAATGTCATTACAGAACCTTGTGTAAATGAATACGATGGTTTTAATATTGCAATGGTACCTTGGATTAATCCTGAAAACTATGCTGATACTGTAGACTTTTTAAGAACTGCAGAGGCAAGTTGGTGTATGGGTCATTTCGAATTCGAGGGTGCCTTGATGATGCCAGGTATGACATGTCAACATGGATTTGACCACTCTTATGTAAAGAGATTTGAAAAAGTTTTATCAGGACACTTTCAT